ATATGTAGGAAAGTTTTTCTCATACAATTGGATTCGCAAGAATGTTCTCAAGTTGACCGATGAAGAGATTGTAAGGATGGAAAAGGAAATAGAGGAAGAAAGGAAGAAGGGTTTGATACCACAAGACCAATCGGAATTCGGTATATGAAAGACAAGACAGTAAAAATAGTAGAAAATTCCTTTGAAAAGGACTTTGAGTCGTTCAAGAAAAATTTATTTTCCTTGATTTCAGAAAAAATTCAAGAAACTTTGGAATCTAGGAAAAACTCTGTCTCTTCCTCACTATTGGGGGAAGAAGGTGATGCAGCTGCGGCTGAAGCTGAAAAACAAGCTTTGTTCGTTGACCCGAACATGGCCAAGGAATTTTTCATAAAGGATTTGGAGTACAAAGAAAATACCATTACTCTGAAGACCTTGGGTACTGGAATCGGCAAACCTGTGGTTTCTTACATCAACGGTGAACAATTTGAGGTGTTTGCGGATAAAGAAGTCGCAGAAAAAGAAAGTAAACAAGCAATAGATAGAATGATTGAAAAGGGTATAGACAGCCTTAAGGACTTGAGAAAAAGTTCAGCACAATTGAAAAAAGAGAAAGAGGCAGAACAAGCAAAATCTCAAGAGGAACCAAAACCAGAACCAGAAGAAAAAGAGAAAGAATCTAAATAATAAATAGATTATAGACTTTTAAAATAAGGATATAAAAATGGCAGAAGAAACAGAATATCAGAAGTTTTTCAGAAAAGCATTGGAAAAGCATGGAGTCAGCAGTCCAGCTGAATTCAAATCGGACGAGGAAAAGAAGAAGTTTTTCAACTACATATCAAAAACTTGGAAGGGTTCGGATGAACTCATCAAGGACATCAAAGATAACCCAGCTGTAAAAAAGGCAATAGACAAGGAATTGGGTTTGGAGGAAGTTGGAAAGAGACATGAAGAAATGATGACAGAAGCAAATGCATTCCTCAAAGCTCGTGCCGTCGCTATGTGGGAAGGAAAGAAGAAGTTTGAATTCAATGGAAAGACCTATCCTGTTATCAAGGTAACAGAAGAAAACTGATGAAATCCTTTTCCAACTATCTTTCGGAAGATCATGATGGAGAAATGGCAATTTCTCAACTTCGATCAATTGTTGACAATGCGACGAAGTTGCTTGAGATGGTGAGTTCCGATACCAATCTTGAGCCTTGGGTTCAGAGTAAATTGACGAAGTCTCATGATTACATTTCAATGGTCCACGATTATATGGCACATTCACCGGAAAGTGCTTTTGATGAGGGTTCACTTCTTCCCTCCGAAAGAAACGACCAGCAAAATTACAGAAAAACTTCATCGGGTTCGAAAGTCGCGATGAAGTATTGGAAAAACAGTCAAAAACCAGATTACAAACCAGATGCAGCTGCATCCGTTCGAGCAAAAAGAGTACACAGAGGAGGGTATCATGCCTGATGAATTAACTGCGAAAATGATAGATGCTTCCGTTGAAAAGAATGCTGTTCAATTCAAGGAACTCATGGATGCTTCCATGAATGAAAGAATTGCTTCTCAACTTCGAGACACCAAGATGGAAATTTCGAACAAGATTTTTGAAAATTCCAAGGAGTTTCAAATGAAGTTGAATTCAAAGAAAAAGAAGGAAGCTGCTATGGACAAGAATGATCTTGCCATGAAAGGCTCCTCCATCAATAAGGTCCAATAAATGAAGAACTTCAGAGAAATAAGAGAAAAAACAAGCACTTCATCATTGGAAGAGAGAAAAAATCTTTCATATGAAGTAAAGGACATGAAGTCCGCTGAATTCATAAAAAACGAACTCTCCTCTTTGGTCAAGGCAAATTTTGACATAAAGAAAAAAGGTTCGCGATACATGATCTCAGCTTCTCCGAAAACTTCTCAGGATGAAAAGATCATAAAATCCTTCATGGATGATGCAAAGATAGAAATGATCAAAGATGAATTTGTCAGGGGGTTGATGAAATCTAAAATGACAAATGAAGACATTTCCTTGGAGAATTTTCAAGGAGAAATCGTAGAGGTGAAGTCCGATATTGCAACAAAAATAATAGACATACACGACACATTGAATAAGGACAACCAAGAACTATTCATGGAAATGATCATATATTCACAAGAAACATTGAATCAAATGATAAGTTTTTGTGAGACTTATTCGGGGGACAATAAGTAATGGCATACACCACGATATCATCGACACACAATAGACTATTGGCTATTTTTTCAGGAACCACAAGTTTGACTTCTGGAACCCCTGCTTTTGGTGGATATACAGCTGATCCCTCGACTTTCAAGTTCACGAAGGGCTTCGTCGATTCTGGAAAAACAGCTTCGATAAGTTTTGGTGCTGCTGGATTGACGATGGTGCTTCCTTCTGGAGTCAACGATTTGGATTCACATGGAATGGCTGTTGGATCAACTCTTTGCGATGGAATCACGGTTGTGGTGTCTTCTGGTGGTTATGCTATATTGGAGTTCAAGGGAATTCCGACGAACATAGACGAAAACTACTTCAAGTAATATATCAGGAATAAAAAAATGAAACTATTCAGGGAAATCAACGAAGAGGTCCAGATTCTCACCGAAGAATCCGATAAAGGTGAAAAGAAATACTTTATCGAAGGTGTGTTTCTTCAGGGAAATCTGAAGAATCGCAATGGAAGAGTATATCCGATGGAGATTCTTGACAAGGAAGCTTCTCGATATTCCAAGAACTTCATAGAACAAAAGAGAGCATTCGGTGAGTTGGGACATCCCGAGGGCCCAACCATCAACCTTGAAAGAGTCTCACACATGATCACTTCTCTTCACAAAGAGGGTGAAAATTACATCGGAAAAGCAAAGGTCATGGACACACCATATGGCAAAATAGTCAAGAATTTGATTGACGAGGGTGCCAAGTTGGGAGTTTCTTCAAGAGGAATTGGTTCTCTTGAGGAGAAGAGTGGTGTGAACTATGTCAAGGACGATTTCCAGCTTGCAACCGCAGCAGACATAGTTGCAGACCCATCCGCTCCAGATGCGTTCGTGAATGGGATTTTGGAAGGCAAGGAGTGGGTCTATCAATCGGGTCTCCTCATCACTAAGAACACTCTTCGTGCTGAAGAGATGGTGGAGGAAACACAAAAAGAGTTGAAGAAAATTCGTTCAGTAAACCCAAGAAGATTGGAAGAAAAAGCAGTAAAAGCGTTTTCTCGTTTCATTCAAAATCTGTAATATTATAAATAAACAATAGAATCAAGGAGTATTTTCATGGATATTCAAGAAACAGCAAAGAAACTTATGGAAGGTGCCGAACAAATGGCAAAGAGTGCGGCTACCAAGGTAAAAACATCAAACATGGACAAGGGTGGAAAGCATAAAGATTCGGAAGATCTAGAAGGATCAACCGATGGAATGCCATCGGACAATAAAGGCAAGAGTACTTTCGATTCCAATGTTTCCACTAAATCAGGACAAAGACCAACCGACGAAAAGATGCCAGGAAAGACTGCTGGAAAACTTCGTAAGCAAGGTTCAACGACTTCACCTGAAGACGAAGTTGAAGTTGAAATTGATCCTATGAAAGATAACGCCGGAAAGGTCTCAGCTAAATCAGTTGGAAAAACTACCAAACTCACCAAAGAAAACTTGGAAGATTCGGATGAAGTGATCTATGAGGAAGAAGTCCAAGAGGAAATCTCAATCGAACATCACTTGGATGCTCTTTTCAATGGTCAAGACTTGACCGAAGATTTCAAGGATAGAACTGCAACCATCTTCAAGGCTGCGGTCAATGAGAGAGTTTCTTCGATTCGCGAAGAATTGGAAGCAAGAGTGGAAACAAAACTCGCTGCTGCTATCCAAGAAAACAAAGAAGAAATGGCAAGCAATCTCGATTCATACCTCAATTATGTTGTTGAGGAATGGATGAAGGAAAATGAAGTTGCCATCGAACGCGGTCTTCGCAACGAAATCACCGAGGAGTTCCTTGCTGGTCTTCGCAATCTCTTCCTTGAGCACAACATCGAAGTTCCAGAAACGAAAGTCGATGTACTTGAGAAGATGGCTGCAAGAATCGAAGAACTTGAAGAAAGTCTCAACAAGGAAATCGAAAACAACATTTCACTTCGTGAAAAGGTTGAGACCGCAACCAAGAGAGACATAGTCGAAGAAATCGGTTCGGATCTCACTGCATCCGAAAGAGTGAAACTTCGTAAACTTCTTGAGGGAGTTTCCGCAGAATCACACGAAGACTTCGTCACCAAGGCAAAGATTCTCAAGGAGAACTACTTTGCTGAAGAGATCGAACCGATTCGCAACACCGAAGAGGGAATCGACGATCTTCAACCAAACTATCTGTCAGAATCAAACGAGTCAATGAGTGAATATCTCAAGGCACTCAATCGCATAGGAAGAAAGTAATTAAAAAAAATTATCCAAAAGGAGTAAGATAAATGGAACCTACTACAATCACAGAACAACTTCAGAATAAGTGGCAGCCCATCCTCGAACACGCGGATCTGCCCGAAATCAAGGACACTTACCGCAAGCAAGTGACCTCGGTTCTTCTTGAGAATCAAGAAAGATATCTCAAGGAAGCCGCACCTGCAAACGCAACCGTAGCACAGGGTGGATATCCAATGAACAATTGGGATCCCATCCTCATCTCTTTGGTTCGTCGTGCAATGCCCAATTTGATCGCTTATGACATCTGCGGCGTTCAGCCAATGAGTGGTCCAACAGGACTTATCTTCGCTCTCCGCAGTCGTTATCAAGGACAGAAGGGTGCAGAGGCTCTCTTCAATGAAGCACAGACCAAGTTCGGTGGTGCTGGTGGTACTGCATATAATTCACAGAATCCAGCAGCTGGTGGTGGTGGTATCACCAACGGTTTGGAGGGTGGAAGTGTAGATCCTCTCGCAACCATTTCGACCAGTGCTGTTGATGCTTCCTTGACACCAACTGGTGCTTACAGCACACAATCTGGTGAAGCTCTCGGTGGTGTTGCTGCTGACTACTTCCCAGAGATGGCATTCAGCATTGAGAAGACATCGGTCGAAGCAAAGACCCGTGCTCTCAAGGCAGAATACACTATGGAATTGGCACAAGACCTCAAGGCAATCCACGGTCTTGATGCTGAAACCGAACTTGCAAACATCCTCTCGGCTGAAATCCTCGCAGAAATCAACCGTGAAGTTGTTCGTTCCATCTACTCGACCGCTAAACTCGGTTGCCGCGCTGGAACAGTTCAAACCGAAGGCATCTTCGACCTCAATGTCGATGCCAACGGTCGTTGGTCTGTCGAGAAGTACAAGGGTCTGATGTATCAGATCGAGAGAGAAGCAAACTTCATTGCTAAGGACACTCGTCGTGGAAAGGGTAACTTCATTCTCTGCTCTTCCGATGTTGCTTCGGCACTCGCAATGGCAGGAGTTTTGGACTACACCCCCGCACTCTCGACCAACCTCAATGTGGACGACACTGGTAACACCTTCGCTGGTGTTCTCAATGGAAAGACCAAGGTTTATGTCGATCCTTACTTCAGTCAGTCGGTTGCATACGACTTCTGCTTGGTGGGTTATCGTGGAACCAGCCCATACGACGCTGGAATGTTCTACTGCCCATATGTTCCGTTGCAGATGGTTCGTGCAGTTGGTGAGCAGACCTTCCAACCGAAGATCGCATTCAAGACTCGTTATGGTGTTGTTAACAATCCATTCGTGTCCACTGTGGCCGCAAATGGTGCATCAATATCTGACAAGTCGAATCCTCTCACCACTGGTGTTCGCGCTAACCCATACTACAGAATCTTCCGTGTGGATAACCTCCTCTGATAGATTCGGTAGGAACATAAATAGGGGGAGAGGGTGGAAACACTCTCTCCTCTCTTTTTTTGGAGAATAGAATGACTGAAATAAATGTAACAGATTCCACTGGAAAGCAACCGAGAAAAGGTGGTTTCTTTGCGAATCAGCCAGAAAATAATAATTTTCAAGAAACTACAGCTTTTAAATTGGTCATGCCCAAAATCCCAGAAGTCACTTATTTTTGTCAGAAAGTCAATCTTCCTGGCATAAGTATCGAGACTGCTGAACAAAGCACATCATTCAATTCCATATTGTATCCAGCTGGCAAAGTTTCACATGAAACATTCACTGCTAGTTTTGTGGTTTCGGAAAAATTGAACAATTGGTTGGAAATATATAAATGGATACAAAGTTGCTCAAATTACAGAGACTACGAAACTTTTGCTGGTAACGACAATACTCTGGTTAGTGATGCTAAATTGTATGTATTGACAAGTAAGAATAGTTTGAGTATAACTGCTAACTTCTATGGACTTTTTCCCATTTCCCTCGGATCCATCTCATTTGATTATTCCGACGTTGAATTGCAAACATTGATATCAGATGTGACTTTCGCATTTTCTTATTATGAGATAGAAGTTACTTGACTGACAACATTTATGTGTTATACTTTCGTCTATGACATTCGATGAACTCAAAAAAATGGTGGAAAAGGATGTCGTCATCGACGACACCGAATTGGATCGGGAGTCGATGCGCACTCCCCAGTTGCACAATAAATACTTGTCTCTTTATCACGATATGAGATTGATAAAGAGAAAATATGAAACCGAGTATAGAATCCTGCGAAAGAGAAAGTGGGAGTATTACTCGGGAAAGATGTCCGAGGAAGAAATGCGGGAACTTGGTTGGGAACCATTCCAGCAAAGAGTGCTTCGTCAAGACATTGAAATGTTTCTCGAATCCGACATGGATCTCATCAAGATCCGTGGAAGAATCGAGTATCAACAGGAAAAGTGTGAATATTTGGAAGGCATTGTCAAGTCGTTGTCATCCCGGCAGTGGACAATCCGCAATGCTATTGAATGGAGAAAATTCACTCACGGAATCAATTGACACATGGAAGATGTCTGCGTTTACATAGAATATAAGAATAGTGCTTACCTGAGAGTTTTCGCGAGTGAATCGTTGGAAAGAAACATCAGTGATTATTTCACTTTTGAAGTTCCCAACGCTAGATTCACTCCGGCATACAGAAAGAGAATATGGGACGGGAAGATTCGTCTGTACAACATACACACCAAATGTATCTATGCTGGTTTGTATGAATATCTTCTTGAGTATTGCGATCAACGAAACATTCCCGTCAAGGTCGATTCCCAGATACCTTTCAACGAGAACAAGTTCAGTGAAAACGACATAAAGAATTATCTGACCAAGGAACTGAAACCACACTCAGGTGGAAAACAACTCATTCCTCATGATCACCAAATTCAGGGTGTGATGAAAGCATTGAATCTTCGTCGTTGCCTTCTGCTTTCTCCAACCGCGTCGGGAAAGAGTCTCATCATCTATTCCCTTCTGAGATACTATCAGGATGTAATAGGAAAGAAGGAGAAGATTCTCATCATTGTTCCAACAATCTCGTTGGTCTTGCAAATGTACAATGATTTTGCTGACTATTCTTCCAAGGACAAGAATTGGGATGTCGAAAAGAATTGCCACAGAATACATGGTGGTGAGGAAAAAGAGACCGATAAGCAGATAGTGATATCCACATGGCAGAGCATCTACAAGATGACAGAGAAGTATTTCAAGGATTTCCGTGTGGTTCTCGGCGATGAGTGTCATGGGTTCCGCAGTCAGTCACTCACTTCCATCATGACGAAACTGATCGATTGTCCATATCGTGTAGGATTGACGGGAACTCTTGATGGTTCAAAGACACACAAGTTGGTGATCGAGGGTCTTTTCGGAAAGGTCCAAAAAGTAGTTACGACCAAGGAGCTGATGGACAAGAAACTTCTTTCCCCATTGAACATTCGTTGCATCGTCTTGAGTCATTCGCAACAAGACAGGGAGAAGTGCAAGGATCTCAAGTATCCGCAAGAGATTGAACTCATCATAAATAATGAAGAGAGGAACAAGTTCATTCGTGATTTGACGGTGAACACCAAAGGAAATACTCTAGTTCTTTTTCAATATGTGGAGAAGCATGGAAAGATTCTTTATGAGATGATAAAGAAGAAGGAAAAGGACAGAGAGGTATATTTTGTTTTTGGTGGAACTGAAGCAGAAACTAGAGAAAAGATTCGTGAGATAACCGACAAGGAAAAAAACTCCATAATAGTTGCTTCTTTCGGTGTTTTTTCGGTTGGTGTGAACATCAAGAGTCTACAGAACATCATATTTGCATCTCCTTCAAAGAGTAGAATTCGTGTGCTTCAGAGTATTGGAAGACAACTGAGAAAGAGTGAAGGCAAGGAAATGGCGGTTCTTTACGACATCGCAGACGATTTGTCTTGGAAGTCGCGAAAGAACTACACACTGAGACATATGGTCGAAAGAGTCAAGATATACAACGAAGAGAAGTTCGACTACAAGATAACTAAGATATCATTGGAGGGCCAAAAATGAAGAGAAGATCCAGGCACAGAGTCCTTAAACTTCGTGATGGCACCGATGTGATTGGAAGAATAATAAAGGTGGATGATGGTGGGATGGTCTTGGACAGACCAATGCTGTACCAGTTGGTTCCTGTCTTCGACAGGGGCAAGTTGGAATACCTCACCGTTTCCTTCAAGAAGTGGTTTGAATTTGCCAAGACACAAAGATACTACTTCCCAAAGGAATACATACTTGCACATTCGGAACCTGAAAGAGAATTGGTGAAGGATTACATCCAAGCCAAGAAGACCAACGACTTCATAGAGCAAACTGTTGATGAAATGGAGGAAAATGACTTGCAGGGAATGAATGTCGAGGATATCATGGACAAGATACAGAAAATGAATCCAAATCTCCATAGTGGTTCTATGGGTTTTGTCGGAAAAGGCTCGACCGCTTCTAGCAAACCCAGTGTAGACGACGAGTTTTGGAGGGGATTACCAAGATTTGAATGAAAGGCATGCATCATGGCAAAACGAAAACCAGAAAACTACATAGACAACAAGGAGTTCCTGAAGGCACTCATAGAATACAAGAAGGAAGTTCGAAAAGCAAAGAGAGAAAAACTTCCGATTCCTGGAGTCACCAACTACATTGGCAAATGCTTCTTGGACATCGCTACCAATCTTGCTAGAAAACCAAACTTCGTGAACTATGTCTTCAAGGAGGACATGATCAGTGATGGTGTCGAAAATTGCCTCATGTATGTGGACAACTTCGATCCAAAGAAGTCGAAGAATCCGTTTTCCTTCTTCACGCAAATCATCTTCTATTCCTTCCTTCGTCGGATTCAGAAGGAGAAGAAGCATCTCTACACCAAGATGGCATATTTCCGTGAGATGGATTATCGCAAGGAATTTGCCAATTGGGCAGTCGAGAACAATGTGGTTGAAGCGGATGCGAAGGATCCATACTTGGAGTTCTTCAATCTGAACGAGAACGACTTGAAGAACTTCGACAAGGTTGCGAAGAAGAAGGTCAATAAAAAAAAAGTAGTGACGGGAAAGGATAATTTGGGAAATTTCTTGGCGTGATGAAATTTTTTACAGAATGGAGGTGTCATAAATGAAAGTAGCTATCATTTGTGACTCGCACTTTTGGTGCTAGAAACGACAACGAACTGTTTTTAGACCACTTCCTGAATTTCTTTGAGGATCAGTTCTTTCCATACCTCAGAGAAAATGGAATAGGCACAATCATTCACTTGGGTGATTTCTTTGATCGCCGAAAGTATGTGAATGTGAACACATTGAACCAAGTCCGAAAGAGGTTTCTGTCTCATTTGGACGGGTTCAAGTTTCATTGCATTTTGGGCAACCATGACACATACTACAGAAGCACGAATGAAGTCAATTCATTAAAAGAAATCTTGGGAGACCGATACTCGTCATTCATTCTGCATGAAGAACCTGCCACACTGGATTTGGCGGGGTTGAGCGTGGCATTGGTTCCTTGGATCAACAAGAAGAATCGTGAGGATTTCCTCAACTTCGTCAAGACTTGCAAAGCATCGATTCTGATGGGTCACTTTGAAATCAATGGTTATGAAGTCATTCCTGGTCTGAAGTTCCGTGATGGTTTGGATGCGAGGTTGTTCTCCAGATTTGATTCTGTGTACAGTGGTCATTTCCATGCGAAACAATCCAAGGAGAACATACACTATTTCGGGACTCCATATCAAATCACATTCTCAGACGCAAATCTAAGAAAGGGATTCCATGTCCTAGACACGGAAACAGGGAAGTTTGAGTTCGTTGAGAACAAAGATCGAATGTTCCATGTCTTTGTCTATGACGAGAACGAACAGTTGAACAAGGAAGACTTCCGAAACAAGTATGTGAAGATCATGGTGGATAGGAGATCGGGAAGAAGTAACAATGGAGTTGATCTGTTGATAGATGAACTGAATTCACTTCCTGTAGCAAATCTCACTGTGGTTGAACTTGAGGACGAGAAGGAAGAGAACGAAGAGAAGATTGATTTACAGAAAGACACTTTGACCATAATCTCCGAAGAGATAGATAGAATGGGCATAAATAACTCCGAGAAGTTGAAGAAAATCATCAATGAACTTTATGTTGAGTCTTTGAATATTTGAAAGGAAATGAAAATGAGCAACATCAAAATGATTCGCACGCAGAGTAACGAGGAAATCATCGCAGAGATCACACAGGAGACCGAAGAGGGATTTGTCCTCAAGAATCCTTGTGTTCTAGCACCAACCGAGAAGGGACTTGGATTCTTTCCTTGGATGCCTTTTGCTGATTTGGAGGGATTTGTTCTTCCTCGCAAGGAAGTTCGTTACACTGTGAAACTCAAGACTGAACTTCAAAACGAATATGCCAACGCATTCAGTAAGTTGGTTGTTCCCGATTCAAGCTTGAAGTTGGTTCA